AAAAACAAGAGACAGCGACCTCAGCGAACATCAGGAAGAAACCCTCCCCTCTGCCACGGCGGTGCTCATCTCGGATTCAAGAGCAGCAGCCTCGTCATACTTGCCCTGCTGCATGAGCTTCGCGGCCTTGTTCATGCCACGCTCAAACTCCTGCTGGGAAAGAACTCGGGACTTGCCCTGCTGCGGGGTAGCCGGAGCGTTAGATTTCGTCGGCTGCACCTGACGCTGTAATTCGGCCTGACGATCCTGCTTGGCCTCAGCCTTGGCGTTGTTGGCACTCTGCTGCTGAGAAGCCTCCGCACCAACGTGCTGCTTGAACAGATCAACGTAAGCCTTAACAGCCTCAACATTGCCCTGCTGGTACGCCTGCTCGGCCATCGACCGACGGGTGCCCTGAATCATCGGGTCGAACGTGTCGAGCCACTCAATCCATTTCGGGTCGCTGTTGACCTCCTGAAAATCAGGAACGGCCTGATTCAGACGCGCCTCAAAGGACGTGCCCTGAACCTGTGTTACCTGCTGTGAAAGCTGCTTGTTCTGCTCACGAAGCCGGTCGAGCTCACTCTGAAACTCACTGGCGACTTCTTTCGCAACACGTCGCTGAAGATCAATCAGATCATCACCGAACGCATCGACGTCCTTGTCCGTGACAAGCGGGTCCCGAGACGTAGACTGTGAGTCGGCCTGCTGCTGACTTTCACTCTGACTCTGCTGCTGTTCCTGCAACTGCTGGACGTACTGCTTGAGCTGACGCACCTCTTCGTGGAGACGCGGCACCTCGGCGTTGTACTTGCCCTGCAGACGCTGGTACTTGTGCTGCCAAAGCTCTTCATCGTCTTCGTCAGACTTCGACCCAGTGTTCTGGTCGCTCGGGGTAGCGTCATCACTACCACCCGTCTGGTCACGCGGCGGCTCATCACCACGGTTCGCCTCATCACCCTGATTGTCGTCTCCAGTCTGCCCAGCAGTGTTGGTGTCTTCACCTTCCCCGCCGGGGGCTTGAAGCTGACGCTCGATCTCATCGAGTTCATCTTGGTGCTTCTGAACCGCTTTAGGTAGTGTCGCCATTTAGTCGTCCTCTCTTATCGGGGCCAAACTCCGCCAATAGGGCCTTTCGGTGTGCTACTGACGTGATGGTCTGCCGGAATTAGACCGCACTCGATTCAGTGTTTCGGGTGCCTGATCAATAGACTCGAGAAAGTCCTGAATCATGGCCACCCGACCTTGAAGTCGATGCACGGTCAACGAATCGTCCGCTTTCACTAAAGCAGACAAGGTGTCGTCAAGATATGACTGCAACAACGTCTTAACGCCTTCAAGTTCAGGCGTAGCTCGAAGCCGGTTCATAGCTTCAAGCTGTTGAATTGTCGCATTTCCTAACAACATATTACTCTGTTTACACGCTGTTAGCTAAATTGTCAATTTACGAACCAAGCCCGCGAGAAGAACTAATGTTCATATCTCGCCCGCCTGCGGGGGCCCCGTTTGGCTGCGTTGCTCGCGTCTGAGGACGCCGTGCGTTAGCGCGTTCTCCCTGCCTGCCCTGAGCGCGTGGATCACGCTGCGAAGCCGCCGCCTGCTGCGGGTTCTGCCCCTGCATCATGGCCTGCATATTCTGCATTTCCTGCTGCATGCGCTGCTGTGCAATCTGCTCGAGAACCGGGTTATTCATCGGCTCGCCGTTTTCGCCCATTGGCGCAGTAGTACCGGAATCCGCAAAGTCCTCAGCCGCATTGCCGCGATTCTCCATTGCCTCCGTCTGAGTCGCTGCAATTTCTGCTTTGAGTTTCTCAAGCTGAGCCTGCTGCATCTGCTCCTGTTTCTGTTTCGCCTGACTGTTTTTCGCCTGAAGCTCTTCACGACTCGGCACAATGTTGTCAGGGTTAACGTCGAGCAGTCGGGCGTTTTCTCGAAGTAGCTCCGCCGCGCCTTCAACACCAACAATGTTCTGCGCGACGTCACTCTGGAGGACAACCTGCAGGAACTCATTACGGCGAACAGCGGCAGCTTCTCGGCTCACCAGACTCATCGCACCGCGAGCAATAATCCGCACATCACCGACCATGTCCGGGTCTGCGCTATAGCGCAAGTTATGCTGATAAATACGCTCAAGGACAGGGTTGATCACGTCTGCGTCGATATTCGCCACAACATGTTTGAGGCCCTTAGCCGCGTTGTTAATCAACATCGCAAGCCCTGAGCTGGTACGACTAGCACCCGGCACGTGCTCACCGGACATGTACTTCGGAATGCCCGAATACTCATCGGCAAGTGAAGAAAACTGATTCAGGATAGTCAGCAGCTCACCCGCGTTGCTGTTGGGCTGGAAGAAGTTGATCGGCTGAGACGGATCAGTGAAGTCGTTGTACTGCGTCTGCCAAATCTTCCACGGATACATGTTGGTAATGTCTTCGCCCGGTGGAAGGCGGGACTCATTGACTACAACCTGCGGGCCGGAGCTGATCGCCATGTTGTTAGCGAGTGCCCGCGCCGAGGCATTAGCCATGTCCTGTGGGTCACGCACCAGATCAACGACCGAATTGCCCCAGAACGAACCGGGCAGATTTTCATAACTCGTGGCGTAGTAAGGCTTCCGGCCCATTGGATCGTAGTTCAACACCGCCCGAATGACCGTCGTGCCAATCACCCAAATCTCGCACGGGTAGGTCTTGAATGGGTCTTCTATCTCGTCTTCTGACATGCCCCACTCAAGTAGCAACGACCCCTGCACGTTGTCCCACAACTGGATCGCGTCGACGAGCTCAGTGTCTTCGGAGAAATCAACGTCCTCGCCCTCAACCGCTTCTTCGGCTGAGTCAGTCCACAACGCCTGACGAAGCCCCGGTGAAGAGAAGTCTTTGAGGATTGACCGAATCGCGTCTTCGTCGTACCCATCGACGCCGATCAGAACCTGCAGGTCTTCCCGAGTCATGCGATGGCGCTCGATAAAGTACCCATCGTCAACGTCCGACGACCACGGAGACGGGTAAACCATGAACGGGTCGACGCGTTCCCACTCAAGGCGAATCTCCCGCTTTGGCGCGAGCGTGCCCATCTCGGAGTCCCACTTCATCTGAGTGCGCATGCGCGGCACAGGACCTTTCATGATCGCTGTCGGGTAAGTCACAAGGTCTTCGATGAAGTCACCGAGCGCTTTGACCCAACCGCCTTCAACCAACTGGTCCTCGATCTTGTCTTCCATCCGAGTAACACGCTCACGCGCTTCTTCCTCAAGCTCATTAGTAGCTTTGGCCTTTTTCGCCTCCGCCATCTCCTTGAGCTTCTCCGGTGGAATCTGCTGACCCGAGCGCTGAGCCTGCTCATAGAGCTGCATGAGCTCCTGCTGCATTTCCTGCTGCATCTCCTGATAGACTTCAGGAGGAAGGTCAGGCATCGGGGTGTGCTCGAGGGTCCACGGACGATCCAGCCCTGTGCCAAGCAGTGTTTCCCGAAGCCATGCGCTGGCAGCGCGGCACTTCACCGAAGTGATCCCGAGAAACATTTCAGAGCCGCCAAACTCACGAATCTCCGCGAGCTTCTCCGGGCTGTACTCGCCGTGCCGACGCCGTAGTGAGTCGATGAGGCGGTCTTCAATCTCTCCGTGTTTGTGGTCACGCGCAGAAGCCCAGCGCTTGTGGACATGAGACGACAGCGAGCTGATAAACGGGTCAGACTGTGTCTTCTGATTCCGCTCTTCGACCTCCGCTTCCATGTCGGATACGGACTTAACGGCCAAATAAGGCTGCTGTTTTAGTGCGCGTTCCATCTACGCTTCCTCATCAACTCTATGTATAGCTCGAAGCCCCAAAACAATCAGAGCTTCGAGTGATAGCACCCGACCAACTACTTGGTCTTTGTGCTGTACTTGCGCCCGTCCCACATGAAAGTGCTCTTGCCATCGCGCTTAGCCTTGGCAAACGCGGACCGAAAGTCCTTGGCAATCGTGGAGTCTTTCTTGAACGACGGGTAGTTGCCACCCTTTGTCTTGGTCTTGCCTGTGACAAGGCCGCCCTGAGCAGGCGACTTACTGCGGGAGCTACTGGTGTTCGAGCTGCTCGTCCGGCTTGAGCGACGGCTACCGCCAGAGGCACTACTTGAACCGCTAGAAGAACTACTCATACCCGACCGACGTGACCGACGGCTTCCACCAGCAGAAGATGCTGACGAACGACTAGAGCCAGAACCTGACCCTGCGCTGGAGCGGGAAGAACCCGAGCCACCCACCATCGTCATCTTGCTACCGGGGCCACCGCCTCGAGAACTACCCATCGACTTAGGCTTCGGGCTCTCCGTAGCACCCTGAGTCGTCACACCATTGCCCTGTTTGACCTTGGTGTTGTACTTCTTGCCCTGCCAAGAGAACGTGCGTTTACCGTCTTTCCGCGCCTTTGCAAAGGCTTCCTTAAAACTAGCCATCAATCCGCTCCTTACGCCATCCGGGGGCCGGGCAGCTCAGACTGAGCCTTTTTCATGTCCATGCCCTTGCGCTCTTTCGAGTTGCCGCCCTCGCTCTTCATCTTGCCGGACGGCCCAGAGCCCTTCTTGTCGTACTTCATCTTGCTACCCATCGCTAACACCTCATCAACATGTTGTGGTCAAGTCCAGTCTAAGTGCTAACCGCAGGGTTGACAAACGCTTACGTCCAACCAACAGCAGACGGTGTGACCACTTCGCGCCGACGCTGATTGAGCATTGAACCCGCTGCACCACCTTCCACAACCAACACGCCGTACTGCAATGAGTCGTGGACGTGACTGAAGCCGTTCTTGTCGGGCTTGGGGTCTTGGTGCCCCGCCTTGTTGAGTTTGTAGCGATACCCATACCGAAACCCCTGCAGGAGCGTGCGGCACTCAGGGTTCACCACCATGGCCGGTTTGCCATCCGAATGACGGAGTAAAACACGCTCAACCGCTTCAACCCGCCGCTCCGGGTCGTTGCTCATCGGTCTGGCTACTTTGAAACCTGCCGCCTTGACCACGTCGACCGGGCTGACTTCGCCAATCTGCTGCTTCGACCACCCCGCCGGGTCAGGTGCAACGACCACATGACAGTTCATAAAGCGCGGCTCAGCGAGCATCGGCTGGAGCTTCTCACGCAGGAACGTCTCAATCCCCATGTTCTCGGAAGTAATCTCGTCGAGAATGATGATCTGCCCGTACACGTTACGCTGAACGAACGTCGCCGCCGGTGTCCGCCCGAAGTCCAACCC